GATGATCGGGTGCATGGGGTCTGCTGGCACACATTCCGCCACACCTGGAACTCTTGGCTGGCTCAGCGCGGCGTACCGAAGGAGATCAGGAATCGCCTGGGCGGGTGGGTCGTCAGCGACGACAACGCAGACAGGTACACGCATCTCGACATCGACAGCCTGCGCCCATATGCAGCGGTTATCGACACGATCCTGTCACAGGGAGTTGACGGCAGAGAAGAGAACGCGGCTGCAGCAATAGCTTAGAGCGTCACGCCTTCTGATACACTATCCGCGTTCGTGGAACAGCAAATTACAAACAAGTTTCATAGACTTAACCTAACAATGGCAGCGCCAGCCCACCTGTTTTGTTGCCATGCAACCAAGGGGCAAACGAGGTAAGGCCAGCACAGATTCGTCACGTTCACGACTTCGCCGTCGCCACGTTGGCCGCCCCGCGCTGCCAAGCCGTGACCCCCAAGACCGCGGCTATCGCCATGTAGGCGAACTCCGGGATCGTCGGCACCTGTATTTTCAAGAGCGGCAGGACGAAGTACACCCCAATGATGAACAGCACGAACAGCAACGACTCTATAGCGTGGTGGTTGCGCTGCAACCAGGAGCCGCCCATCGCCTCGGTTTGAAGGGTCTTGTTCACCGCCTCGACCTGCTGAGCGGCCGTCTGCATCTGCACCTTGGCCTGCTCGGCCTCCAGGGTGCGTAAAGCGAGGAGCTGATCTCCGGTGATATTGCCCAAGGCAGCCGCCGCCTGCTCCGGCGTGGCGTCCTCCGCTAGCCCGAGAGCTGAGGCGATGCCCTTGCCCACCAGCGCGCCGCCGGGGCCACCGACAGCACCACCGAGAAGCGGCAGGCCGATGGCCGCGAGCTTCTTTGCGATCGTAGTCCAGTCCATTTATCCCTCCTTGATCATCTGCGCCAAGCGATCGGCGCGTTTTCCTACCTGCCCGGCCCATCGAGAGTCGAGCATCGCGGTCGCGGCTCCTGCCCAATCCTGGCGTTCCACAGCGGCGCGCATATCGTGGAAGCCGGCCAAGCGTTCTTGCCCGAGGTTCAGCGCCATGTTGATGATCGCGGCGCGTCGATTGTCCGACAACGAGTTGAAGCTCGGGAAGAGGATGCGCGCCACGATTTCGGCGTTCGTCACGTCGTTGTCGAGCAGGTAGTCGATCTCGTCGGGGGAGAGCCCAACGTCATCAAGGTTGCGCCCCACGCCGATAGTGAGCTTCCCCACCGTGTCGCGGTAGGGCTTGCCGCGCACGCCCTCGTCGATCCGTAGCTGCGACTTGGCGATGTCGCGGTAGCTCATATGCCAAGACGAATCAGAACGGCCATAGACGGTCCTCCGGCTTGGGATGCATCCGCACGACGTTATCGCCTTCCTCGATCGGGTCCGGTTCAGGCTTCCGGTTTATCAGACGAATGAGTGAGCCGAAGAGGAACGCTACCCCGATCGCGAGCGTCATCGGGACAGAGAGGAGCAGGACCGCGGTGACCTTGAGAACCTTCACGGCGCTCGCTCCAGGCGCCCCTCAATGACCGCGACGCGATTGCTCACCATGCCGATCGTCTCCCGAATGTCGTGGAAGCTTTCGTCGTCAGCCTTCGCGTGTTGCTCTCGCAGACGTGTCTCCTCCGCCTGCTGGCGAAACAGTGTCTTCATGTTCTCGCGCATGGCGAAGAACGACCCGAGCCCGGAGCACAGAGCGATCAATACCTCAAGTACGAACGTCGGGGTGAACCCTTCCATTTTTCGACTCTCCCTGTAGTCGTTTCATTGCATCTTCGCCATCAAGCTGTCCGCAATCGCCTGAGCTATTACCGCGCGCTCCTCCGCAGGCAGAGCAGCTGCGGCGCCAGCTTTGTGAGCTTGGGTAAAGACCTTCGCGAATATCTGTTTTTTGATAAGGTCCGGGGCGGCTTTCCAAGTAGTTGTCTCGACGATCTCGGATAGGATTTGGTGCGCGAGTTGACCGGATGCCGTAGCGAATAGCGTCTGCTGCTCTGGGGATAGCTCGACCTTCCCGGCTCTTTTGTCTCCCATCGCGGGCAGCTGGAGGCTCTTGGGCGCCTTGGTCGTGCTCACCCCGAGGCGAAGCGCTTCCTTAAGCACTGGGTCTTGTGATGGTTCGGACGTCATGATCGGAGCGATGACGCCGACGCGATCCTTGGCCTCCATAGGCTCGCCCGTCAGGGGGTTGATCTTCGGCTCGAGGGTTTCGCGAAGCCCAGGGATTCGCGCCTTAACCGCGTCGACAATCCCGTGGACCTCGCGCTGGAGCGGGTCGTAAATCTGAGCCGGCTGGGCGATGACGGCCGGGACGACGGACCCAGCGTACTGCTCCACGAAGCTCGATCCGTAGCGCTGCGGATCGGCGAGGACCTGGACGATGTTCGTGATGCCGGAGAGGAACGTCTGTTGCGTGACCGCGTTTGCGAAGGCCACCGACAGCATCGTCGCCGCCTTGTTGCCCTCCTCCTCGGTGACGTGCTCCCACACTTCGGCCAAGTCTGCGGCCATGCCCATCAGCGTCCCGAGCGGCTGAAGTCTCTGGTAGCTGTAATATTCCCCGTTGATCTTGATGCTGTACGGCTGCCATCCAGCTGCGGCTGCAACGCGACGCTTGTTCGGGTCGGGACTCCCTTGCCCGGTGATAGTGCCGTCCATGACGAAGGAAGCAACGACACCGGAGATCGCCGTACCCATCGCCATCTCGGAAATCGCCTTCGCCTGCTTCACACCGCCCGCGGCGTAGTCCGCACGCCATTCCCCGATGATCGGGGCGATTGGTGTCATGCGCACCATCTCCTTGAAGATGTTCGCCGGAGTTCGGATGAACGGCACGAGTAGCTGAAGGTGCGCCTTACGCACGAGGTTCTGCACGGCCTGCCCCTTCTCCCCCAGAGGCGTATTGAAGGTGAACCGCAATGCGGCCGCCTCTCCGGCTTCAGCTATCTTCTGGTCGTTCTGCACCAAGTCCGCAACCCGCTCGCGGAACTCGCGAGTCATCACGCTGAAGCCTTCCTTAGCAGCTTGGCGCGATGCCAGGGCATACCGCTCGCCTTGGTCGTTCACGATCTTGAAGAAATCGTCCGCTAGAGACAGGGCGCGAAATGGAAGGCGGATGATGTCGCCCTTCGTCCCCTCGATTGCCTTACGGAATTGCTCCATCTTCTGCGGTCCGGACTCGTTGCCGACCGCTATCTCGCGTAGCAACCCCCTCACCCCGCCATCGCCGTAAGCGGCTCGCAGCGCCCGGCCAGCGAAGATCAGAGCGTCCTTCGCGCCTTGCAGGTTGCCAAATACCCGCGAGAACGGTTCTATAGCGGCTACGCGCTCCTGAGCTCCGGTTACAGCCCCCCCAGCCGAGGCGAGTAAATCGATCATCGGGCGCAGAGCAACGAATGTCCCGTTGCCGACGATGTTCGCAGCGTGAGTTATGGGGCCGGAGACAATCCCCGCCTTCCAAGCTTCTACCACCTTCTCGAACGTCGTCGCCTTGGACGCGTTCTTGGAGAACGCCATGATCTGCGCAGTGTTGTCCAGGCTGAGGACCATCTGCGCGAGCATGTGAGGGTCTTCCCCGTACTTCGCCATTATCTCGGCCATGCTCTGCGAGAGCGCGGCCCGCTGACTCGCCGCCTTCCTGGCGTTCAACGCCCGCGCAATCTCGGCGCCATTTCCCTGGTCTATTGCATGCAACAGTGCCGCGGTCTCGATCGCCTTCGGGAGCGCCGCTATATCCTCCGGTGTGGCGAGAGCGCCCTTCGCAGCGATGTTCGCAGCTGCGGCTCGAGCGTCGAACGCCGCCTTCTGCGCCATCGCCTCGACGGCCATGCTCTGAGCGGCAAGATCGTCGAAGGCCATGCCGGACAATTTCGCCTGCTGCTCTGCGGGCATTCCAGCGAGTCGGTTGCGGATGATCTCCTGCGCCTTGAGTTGCGTTTCCGACCACGACTCCCTTCCTCTGGCGGCCTCGATCTCGGTCTTCAGCACCTCGCTCATGCGAGCGCGGAGCGACACCACGTCCTCGGGAGCCTCGACGTAGTTGTAGTTGATGTGGTTCGGCTGCTTGGTATCGGTGATTACGCCCCTCGGATTGGCGATGATCTCCTGCACCTTCACCGGATCGGGCATAGCGCCGCGCAGCATCTCCTGCTGGGCGAGCCCTTGATACGCTTTCGGCAGTTCGTCTTTGCTGAGATCGGCCGCGATCTCGGGATCGTTCTTCGCATCTGACACGACCTGCTCGGGCTCTACTCCGGTCTTCGCGTATATCTTGGCGATACGACCGGCAACTGCACCGGCCGCCTTCATTCCACCCACGACTATTGCCGCGTTCAGGAAGTCCTCGGGTTCAGGCAGGCGTCCCTCCAACGCAGCCGGGGCTACAGTCATGGTCCCGACCGACGCGACAGTCTCGGCCACATTGGCGGCCCTCATTGTCGCGGTCGTGCCGAGGCTGCCGACGACTGCACCACCTACGGCTCGAGCGGCTACCGTTCCGGCTCCTGCGGTCAATGCTCCGACCGCAGCGCTCTTTCCGGTCTCCTTGATGACGATGCTCGCGCGATTGAGGAAGTCTGCTGCGCTCGTTACCTCGCCCTTGCTGTACGCCTGGACGAGCGATTCGCGTATCAGCGTGGGGACTGCGAATGTTCCAGCGCCGCCACCCAAGATCCCGCCCAGTGGACCAGCTACGGCCGTACCGGCGGCCACGCCTCCGACAGCACCCACGGCCATCTCGGGGATGTCGGAGACCGTGCTGCTGATCCCCTGTACCGCCTTCTCGTACCACTTGGCATGAGACTGATCGAGTACGACGTCGGGAAGCCTGCCGCGCGCTAGCAGTCCTGTCGCGGAGCCCTGATACCCGGCCACGAGCGCATCCCACACGCCGGTCCCTGTACGCGCGGGCTCAGTTGGCCTGGAGAAGTCCTGCCACGGACCCTCGTCAGCAGTCTTCTGGAAATCGTTCCAAGGGCCGCGATCCATTACTCAACCTTTTCCCAGTTGGCCTTTACTGCTGGATCGCCACCATTGAAGCGGTAGCCCTTTTGCACCGTACCGACAGCGATGGCGGCGCTATTGACCTTGGTGGTCGGGCCGCCGATCTTTCCAGCCGTTGCACGAACACCAGCAGCCTCGTTCGCTACCGCCTGTTTCGCGGAGATCATGTAGGGGGCGACGGCCGCTTTCGACAGGATGTAGCTCGGGCTGTTCGGGTCGAGTAGCGGCGTGACGTCCTGCCCCTTGTCCTTGGCCGCCCTGACCTTCGCGAGAGCATCGGTCTCCAGCTGATTCATGCGCACGGAGAAGTCCACCGGGTCGGTCTGAAACAACACCTGCCCTTGGATGCTCGCCTTGATGTTCCGCTCCACGGTCAGGATTTGGTTGTGGACGTTTCGCTCCAGCGGCTTGTCGATGCCGTTGAAGATGCTCAGAGCTGACCCGAATTCGGCTTTGTTTAGCTTGCCAGCCTTAAGGGCGTCGTAAATCGGCTGGTCGCTGATGTTGTTCGGGTCGGTGCGCGCCTTCTCGTGCAGGTCGTTGATGAGCTTGCGCCACTCCTGCGGGTGCGGCGTGTTCTCGGAACGGTCGATCGCCTGCATCGACAGCGTGTGCTGAAGAGACCGAATGTTCTCCTTCACCTCCGGGAACTTGATGAGCCTGGGATCGTGGATGTAATCGCCAGCGGGCTTCCCGTCGAGGAGGTTTGTGACGTAATCGTTCTTGGCGATCTCTGCAGTGTCGTGCTCCTTCCTCTTCTGCTGCTCGTACTCGTAGGTTTCGTTCGTCCTCTTCTGGGTCTTCACCTCGTCGGCGAATTTGCCGAGCCGGATCTGCTCCTCGGCGTTCAGGTAGCCGTTGAAGTCCCCGCGCTTGATGGCGAGCTTCGTTTCGTCCGGGTTCGCTTGGGCCATCCCGTATCCGGCGCTCTTGCCAAGGTTGGTCAGGAGCTTCGGTACGAGCTCGTCCTTGATCTTCGCCGCCTGCCCAGAGGTGATGTACGGGCTCGCTTCTATCATGGATTGCACGTCGCCCCTGACCGAGTCAGCGACATGGGCCAAGGACGACGGATCGTTCACCAGGACGTTGCTGTAGTTCCGCTCCATGTCGGAAAGATTCTTCTCGACCGCGGCCCCTGCACGCGTCGCCATGTCGGCCGTGGTCTTCTCGAAGAAATGCTGGCGCAATTCCTCAGTGCGCCTCTGTGCCCAGCGCTGCGCCTCAGGCGATCCGCTATCGTCGAACGGTTTCTGGAAAGCATCCAGCGCCGGCCGTAGAACCCTCTCCTCGAACCCTTGCTTGATCGACGTGTCGTTCGGGTCGGTCTTGGCGGCGATCTCGTTCCACTGCTGGGTCAGGTTCCCGTACAACGAAGAGTAAGTCGCGGCCCCTTGGCTGATCTGCTGGTTCGCGATGTGGCGATTGATCTCGTCGCCGATCTGTCCGCCAGTGCGCGCAATCGCGCTACCCATCGCCGACCCGGCCTGACGTGCGAGTCGGTTCTGGATAGATCCGGCCTCGCGCGCTGTATCCGCCGCACGGTCGGTAGGCTCCGGAACGAGATTGACTGGGGCGCGCAGCTCAGTGATGTTGGGCATCAGAATAGCGCCGCGATTGCGCCCACGATAGAGATGACGCCTGCGGCCTCCTGCCCCTTAGAAGAGGCTTGTGCCGCCTTCTGCATGCCGCCAAACATATTGGCCTGCTCGAGATAACTCTGCTCTTGGATGAAGCCGTTCTCTTCGTTGACGGCCTTCATGATGGCGCCCTGGGAAGCGCTCGAGCGCAGTATGTCTAGAGCGCTACCGCTCTCTGCAAATCCGGCACCTCCGACCTGCGCCTTCTGTGCTCCGATAGCTTGGAATATCTGCCGCTGCGTCTGAATGTTCTTGATCTCGGTCGCGCCGCGGACGATCTTCGCGTTGCGCTCCGCGATCGTCGCCGCTGTTCCGTAGGAGCCAGCCGTAGCAGCAGCGCCTTCAGCTCCGTACAGGTCACTCACTGCACCGCCGACTCCCCTTATCGCTGCGCCGTAGTCGGCCATCTCAGCGATCCGTCTGCGTCATGAAGCCACTGATCGATGCGACGCATGCCGGGTATGGTCTATCGATCTCCCAGCACAGCATTCCGTCCAATCCCCACGAGTCGTCAATGGGTTGTGAGTATACGCCCGTGTATAGCTGTAGTACGGTTAGCAGTACCCCACCCCCAGGGGTTGTGAGTTGAGCTTGGTGCAGATTCGAGAAGTCGGTCCCGAACTTTATGCCCTGAGTAGCAACTAGGTTCGCGGAGAAAAACCCTTGCCGTCTTGGTTTCCCGGCTCCCGGGCCTGTCGGGCTTCTACCTTGCTCCACCGCATCGGGGCGAAGCAGCTGCCCCTGCGACGTGTAGGTGAAGCCGACGCAGGCCGGCACGGTATAGCGAACACCAGGGCCGTCGATAGCGCAAGCCATCTCTCCGTAGGCGCTGGTCGATGAGATCGAGGCGAGATACGCGGTCGTGAATGGACCATTGATGTCGTTGTCGACAGGCACGGTGATCGCGCCGTTCGAGACCGTGAAATCTCCTACGTCCACTCCTCCGATCAATGCGGTGACTGTCTTCCCGTTCAGGTGCCACAGCCCGTAGAACGTGATGGTCGAGTTGGCTCCGGCAACAGTAAGCACCCCGCCGCTCGGGGCGACCGCGTTGTCGCAGAACCAGCCCGATGTGATGGCGTTTCCGACGTTGAAGATGCTCTCCGTGTGCTCAATGTGACGGATTCCCGTGGTGGGATCGTTCGTCACCATCGTCAGCGTGTCGAGAGTTCCATCAGCCGAAGGTCCGATTGCGATGCTCTCGATGGTTCGAGAGCTTCCTAGATCGTGGCGGTGCCATGCAATGAACTTGGGCGGCTGCGAGGAAAACAGATTCTCGCGCTCGTAAGTGGCCCCGGCGAGCGACCCATCTTCCATGCGGCTCCAGATGATCGGCAGCAATTCCTGCTGATAGCGGACCTCCGAGATACCGGATTTTGTGAGGTGCTTTCCTGTTTCCGTCAGGTTCGGCGCGACGAAACGCCCGGAGAAAACATCTGGGAAATATTCGAGCATCGTCCGATTGAGACGCTGCACGAACGAGATCGTCAGCTGCGTATCGGCGGGCTCCATGTTCGCACTACCGTAGGTCGTGCCGCGGTGCGCCTGGATATTCGTCGGCGTGATCGGCCCGGTAGTCGGAGCAGAGATGAGCCACTCTGCCGCCTGCGTGCCGCAGACGATGCCGGAGTTCATTCCCTTCATCCAGAAGATCGGGTTCACGTCGTCCGAGTTGAACGTGTAGCTGATACCGTTGCTGTCGGAGACGGTTCCGTCTTCAGCGGTGGGCGTCATGTCGAGTTGCGTAGGTGTAATTCCATTCACCACGCTGCTGTCGACTCGGTTCGACACAGCCCCCGCGAGCCAGATGCGGCCCTCGTAGTACACGCCGTTCGTCGGGTATCCGGTCGTGTCGGAATAAACTCCGAGTCGCCACGTATTGATCTGCGTCGTGTAGAGAAGATCAGGGCCGGAAAGGGCGACACCTATTTTCGAGGTGGATGTGACGATGGAAATTGTCCCCCACGTCCACACCGCAACCGCAGTGCTTAGCCCCCATTTCGACGGGAACACGTCAGGCTGATTTCCAGAGTTCGTCCCAACGAGAGAAACATAGAACGCCCCGTTGAACGAAACCGTATTGCCCGCAGCATAGGTCGTCGCTGCAACATACGGAAGCGGCTCAGAGAACAGTCGGATGAGACGCCCCACGTCCGTGCTGACGAAACCTCTGCCGTTGTTGATCGACACAATAGAGGACGCTACGATGCTGACTATGGAAAATGATCCTGTCGCGCTGACAGCTGCCATAGTGCTTCCGCTCGCAACTGCAACGAAGTTGGTTCCGTCGCACGCGATACTGTCCCAGCTTGCGCTTAGCGGCATCGCACGCTGAGTCCATGTGATTCCGTCAGGAGACGTCGCCGATACCGAGCCAAGCGATACGGCGGTAAAAAGCCCAGCACCGTTCTTGGCAATAGCCGTCCAGCTTTGCGACGATGGCAGCGCGCGAATCGTCCACGTCACCCCGTCCGGAGAAGTAACAGCCTGGTTTCCGCTCCCTAGTGCGCAGAAGACAGATCCGTTCCACCCTATCGCCGTCGAGGTGAACGAGTTGATTGGGAATGAGCGCTGCGTCCATGTCGTTCCGTGGTCCGATGATGTCGCCATAATGCTGGCAGTGACCTGTACCGGACCACCGAGGTCTATCCATGTCGCCTTCGAAAGCGCGCAGAGTTTCCCCGCGCCGTCGGTTCCTACAGCAGTCCAGAATCCAGAGACACCTATAATAGGGTCGTTAGGCAGCGCGCCAGAATGAGTCGTCCACGCTATCCCGTCCGGGGATGTCATAACAACGGTCGCCGAGCCCGACAGCGCAACCCCCACGACGCAGAACACCGTCCCGTCCCACGCGATCGAATACCAGCTCCCTGACGTGGAAAGCGTTCTTGCTACCCAGGTGATCCCGTCAGCAGATGTAGCGGCAACCGTTGTGCCGGCATTCGACGTATCAAGCGCTATCGCGCAGAACACACTCCCGTTCCACGCTATGGCCTGCCAGTCCGCGCTAGTCGGCAATGTGCGCGCGACCCATGTAACTCCGTCTGCAGATGTTGCCGCCGCAGTGCCGTTCCCTATGGCGCAGAACACTGTCCCATTCCACGCAACCGCAGCCCACCCGGCCGCACTCGGCAGCGTTCCGAGCGTCGCGGCCGTAACCGACGGGGACAAAACAGTCCCGTCCTTCGGAGCGTCCAGGTACGGGCCGTCCTTGAATGAAACTGTGGCGAGCGAGAAACTTGCAAACGTGCTGGCAGTCGGCAGAGACGAAACGCTCAGGCTCCGCGGTTTCACGCTACCGTGCAGAAGAAGGGTCTCGGTTTCCGCCTGAACCTTGCGAAGCGCCGTCCAGGCACCGGCCGTGTAAGGCGTCGTAATCGCCAGAGCGCGGGCGAAAATTACGGTGTTCGCAGCCGGTGCCGACCATCCGAGCGTGCTGCCGTCGATCGCCTCCCCGGTGATGCCGTCAGCGATCGAGAACGTCGTCGCGCTCAATACCGTGATCGTGAACAGGCGATTGCGCAGGAGCGGCGTAAATCCAGCATTTACCGACGAGTCGAACAGGAACATGCCCTGATCGCCAGTCATCCATCCATGATTTCCTGCGGTGGCAACGACAGCAGGGCTTGCGCTCGATACGCTCGACACTTGCTGGTTGTCGTTCGTCGTGACGATACGGAAGTCGTGCGGTAGTGTGTTGAGCAGGCCCGAGGTCGTGTCGGTAGCCGCGAACATGCGCAGCACCCCATCGGTGAACTCCATCACGTAGGGCGCGTCTTCCTGAAATGAGAACGGGATCACACGCCCAGCTTTCCCCTTGTAGGTGGTAGCCGAGAAGTGCGTTCCCGAACGTCTGACCCATGCCCCTTCCTCAAGGGGATAGCCGTTCCTGCAGACGTTCATCCCTCGGGTATAGGACGGGTCTTTGATCTTGCCTTGCGCGAACGGAGACCATTCCCCGCCTAGGAATGAGTCCTGCACGAAGTTGGAGACGGGCATCTACAGCCTCGTGGCGATGTAGTCGTCTTCCGGCGCTTCGGTCGGCCCAGTCTCGATGCCGTTGACGACTCGTGCATTCGTGATCGCGAGGGCGTAGGCGCCTGCGATGTCACTCAATTTCGCCGAAGGGCCGGCGAGCTTCGGGAAGACTGCGCGCGCGAGCTCGGCGGCAAGCCCCTCGCAGAACATATCGTCCATGGCCCTCACGTCGCGGATGTCGGCAACGAAGCGCAGCATGATCGGGAACGACTCCCGGGATACGATGTAGTCGCCCTCGAGGTTCCAGTCGTTGTACATAAGACCCGATGGGGCCCCGAGGAACGACACGGACCCAGCCTTCGGATCTTGCGGGGCGATGCGCAGGTAGTTCGCCGGCAGACGGAACACGTTCCTCTGCGGATCTTGCATGACCGGCCCCGCCCCGATCGGATAGAAGATGTCCAGGTCGGTAAGCCCTGCGGTGATCTGCAGCCACTCGTCCGCGGCGGTGCCGAACGTGCTCGCAGCTACCCACGGCGTCAGAACGCCGGTATTCGTCCACAGGCCGGTCGTCGTGGTCGGGTTGTTCCCGAGGTTCCCGTTTCCGACCGACGTGTAGTTCACGCCGTCAGAACCGCTCACTGCGGCTCCTAGCGCGTATGTAGTGCTCGCCGACCACGGCGCTGGAGAAGATGTAGGCGTCTGCGCGAGGTTGAAGTCGATCAAGCTCGTGTAGGTCGTCGACAGGTAGGTCACGACCTGGTCCTTCATGTACGTGGTTGTAGCAACCCACGGAGTCGTTATTGCTGGGTCTCCGCTCGTGCCGCTGATGAGCGACATGTAGACCTTGAACGTCCCATCCCCTGGCGTCTTGTAGACGAGTTCTCCAGCGAAGTACCCGGTGGTCACGGTCGAATCGTATGGCTCGACGGTCATCGGCCCGCAGTAGGCGTCCCACGCGGTTGAGGTTCCCGGCCCCTGGTTCAGGTTGTCCTGCATCTTCGACTGCCACAGGTATCCGTTCACGTCTGCCACAATGGCGCCGAACGGGTAGGTGGTCGTGCTCGACCACAAAGACGGGGACAGGAGCATCGTCGATCCTGCCGTGATTGGACGCATCACCGCCCTGCGGATCGCGAAGCGCCACACGTTGCGGCGCATCTCCGAGCGGCGAATCTTGTCGTAGGCGAAGTCGATCTCTCCGAACTGGACAGTGTCCTCACCGAACGTCTTGATCCGAGCAGCGCCGCAGTGCTGGCAGGCGCGGTTGTAGATGTCGAGTGGTACGAGGAACGACATTAGCAAACAGGACTGGAATGCTCTAACATCCCAGGTCGACCTCTTTTGTCGTTATGGCCTTCTCTGTCCTGTTCGCACTTGTGCTGCTTGCGTGGCTCCTGCCATCGCTCTGGATGCGACTGTCGCGACTGACGCTTCTCGACTTCTTCCTGCTCGCGATCGCTATGTTCTTCGGGGCGTACACCATTCTCGACACCATGGCGGCCGAGCAGCCAAACTTCGAGCCGGTCGCGGTCGCCTCGGTGTTCGTCATCGTGTCGGGCGCGACGCTGATCCTATGGTGGTTTGCGAGACGCCCCTCCCAATTCCTACAGGAAACGTCTCTCGCACGCATGCGTGCGGATTGGATAGGGGCGTCTCGCTGGCCCATCATCGGTCTGGTCGGTCTCGCCGTCGTGTATCGGATCATCACGGCCACGATGTACGCGGAGTTGGGGCCCGAAGAGTTGTCTGGTAACGAGCGCGATCTGCCGTACTGGTTCACCTCACTCGGCATGATCGTGAACGTCTCGGTGTTCCCGGCCGCGCTCTGCTGTTGGGGCAAGGCGCGCGCCACGCAAGGGCCGCGCCGACTGTACTGGTTCGCGCTCGCCGGGCTCTGCGCGCTCGTCATCATGGGCATGGGCCGGCGCGCGATCTTCGCTCTCCTCGTAATCACTGGCTGGGACCTGCTCACGCAGTTCCGGGCACGACGCCGGCTCTGGCTGCCGCTTCTGCTGCTAATCATGTTCGTCCCAATGATGCTGATGATCAGCAACGTCTATCAGGCGTACCGATTTGCGACGGTGCGCGGCGTGCCGATGGAGAACATGGCCGAGATGCTTGAGGAAAAGTCCCTGCTTGAGAGCGCAGCGGACGTAAACGAGACCATATCGAATATCGAGCAACGTCAAGCCATGTGGCGCTTCAACTACAGTATCGTGGACGCGGACCTGCGCGGAATGGGAAGCCCGCAATGGGGTCGCATCCTCATTGGTGGTCTGCAGAACCTCGTTCCATCCGCGATCTACCCAGACAAAGTGATCTTCGATACCGAGGCCGAGACTCAGGCAGCCTTCGGTTTGGAGCGCGTCGACCAGTCGGAAAACATCTTTACGAGCACGTATGCGGATTTTGGGTTCCTGAGCATCGTGATCGCGCCGCTGTTCATCCTCCTGATCGTGTGGGCCTGCGCTCATGGAGAGCGGCGCCTGCGTGACCCGTTCCTTCGCGCGCTCCTTCTCGGTGCCGCGCTCTTTCTTGCGTTGAACCTCGAGCAGAGCTACATGACGCCGTTCGGCTTCGCGCGCGACTTCGCGTTTGTAGCCGCAGGATATGTCGCGCTCCGCGCGTTCTTCCGTGTGGCGCGCTCGATAGTACGGTTGGCGATTCAATAGCACTAGAAATTACGCCCCGTCTCAGTCCAAAAGTTCCCGCTCGTCTGCGTGAACTCGATAAACGCCCCGGACGGCACGGGGGCGAGGTTGGCGCCGCCTTTCAGGGAGAAGTGGCCTCCAGTGTTGATCGTGGTGTTGCCGTTGCTGAACCAGATTTTTATGACTTGTCCGAGTATGCCGTCGTCGAAGCCAGTGATGGTCGTGCCCACGCTGTTGGTGCACTTAAAGAGCTTGCGAGCGCCGAGGACTGATGGCGTGGTGTCCTGATCCGTGAATACGAATGCGGAGACATTGGACTCGGTCGAGTAGAGATTGTCGGCGATAGCAGCGTCAAGACTGTCTACCCGAAGATCATTCGTCGTATTGTTCTTGCAAACGTTACCGACCACAGAGCTTCGCGTGATCTTGCCAGCGGTCGATTCCGCGATAATTATTCCTCGCGCTGAATTGTCGTTGCACACATTCCCGTTGATGGTGGTGCTGTCCACGGTGAACGTGGAATTCTGCTGAACGGTGATGCCGGCATTCGTGTTGTTCCTGCAAATGTTGCCGACGATGGCGGTGTTCTTGATGTTGTTGTTGCCGGTATTGGCGACAATGTTGATGCCGTCGACCTGAGTCCTCGAACCACCGGCTCGCGTATCGCAGCAGTAGTTCCCTGTGATCGAAGTCTCGGAAATCTCGTCGCATTGAATGCCGTAGGCGTTACCAACAGCGTCCGCGTTGTTGTTGATGCACACGTTGCCGTTGATCGTTGCACCGTTCAAGTACACGCCGAAAATTCCGCTGCCGTTGTTCAGCTCGCAGACGTTATTCGCTATGACTATTCCGACAGGTACGTCTGCAATCGTCGTATAGCTCACGTCGCTCTGGATGCCGTGGGCGGTATTGCTCCTGAAGGTGTTACCAACGATTGTTACGTTCTTGGAGGAAAACCCGTTTGCCCCACCGAAGATAATTCCAGAGAAGCATCCGCTTGCCTTGTTGCCGACAACACGGCCGCCTACGCTGCTACAGACGATGCCGTCGCTGCTCATGCTCGTTATTTCGTTATTTGCGAACAGGACGTCCGTCTCGATCTGGCTGGCGCTGCAGTTCCCTGATCTGATTCCAGCAACGCCAGCGCCAACGCTGGTAAATACGGTGTTGCCGATGAACGATGTGCGCGTACCGCCGAATGAGTTCAGCAGGGCTTGTGCACCGCAGTTCGTTCCCGTGTTGTCCTTGACGGCGCAGTCGGTACAGGTATTCAGGCTGACCAAATCGTGCGCGAACCCGCCGCCATCCATCTCGAATCCGGACCACGAGCAGCGCGTGCACGTGTCGAACTTGATAAGACAATTGCCCCCTGCCCCGGTAAGGCTCAGCAAATTCGACTTGGCGCCCCCAAGGATCTTTGCGTGATGTCCGACGAAGTGAACGTCTGTTTTATTGGAGACGAGAAGCCCGGCAGATCCTATTACGTAGGTTTTCCTGGGGGAAAAATGGATCTCTGCGTTCGAGGAGCCAACTGCTGTCGCCACAGTTGCCAGTGTTGCGGCATCGTCCGTGACGCCATCGCCTTTCGCCCCGAACTGATCGACCCTGACGATGCGGTCGTAGACGAGATTCCATCGACCTATACCGCCTGCGTTCGGAGCGATGACCGTACCGCCATTATCCGCAGTCGCGTCGGTCGAGTTCCACCAGAATATTCCGCCGCCGCCATCACCTGAGGCGTAATACCCGAGCAGAGAAGCCCTGACAAGCGTCGTTGGCGGGTCGAGAGCGCGAAGCCCAGCAATTGATGAGATGACGTAATTTATCGCCGCAGAAAGAGAGTCCATCGGAATTGCTTCCGCGTTACCCGAACCTCCAGAGAGACGTCCTATTACAGTCGCCTCTGGGAGGACTATCGGATAGGTGATTCCTGACATGGCTGCCCCTTAAGCTTTGCCGTGTCGTCGCGGCAGACTGTTGTTGGTTAAGGCGTCAGCCCTGCGAGCACGTTCGCCCCGCCCTTGTGCGGGTCGTCCGAGCGGATGTAGTTCTCGATCGACTGGAGCAGCTGGCAGATCGAATCGCGGCTCATGTTCGAGACCGGCTGCCCGCCCGTGCCGATAGCGACGTAGACGTCGGCGGCGCTAGGCGCAGAGCCACCCTCGACGTCGTTCGAGATCATTGGCTCCTGACCATAGTTGATCGAGATGTAATAAGCCATGGCTCACCCAAGCTGACGTTGACCCTTGAAACCGTGCAGGGAAATCGCGACGCCCGTATTACCGGCGCCGGGAGCGCCCAGGTTCAGCGTGATGTCCGTGTTCACGTCCACCGAAGGCAGAGGCGGATTGAACTGCACCGTGAGCGGTGCAGCCGCGACCGTCACCCCGGTAGGAACAGGAAACTTGTACGTCTGCGTCCCGCCCAGAATACCGGACAAGGTCGCGTTGACTACACCGCCGCCCGTGGCACCCCCCGAGGTCACCTCGAATCCGGAGCAGAACCAGAAGGACGCTCCGTCGTGCGTGAGGGAGGCGGCGAGCGTCGTGCTGGTCGTCGCCGACGCTCCCGTCGAGTAGACGGCGTTCGAATTCACAGCGGCGGGAGGTCCGTGCCGGCGCCAATACCCGGAACGCCGTTCGAGAGGACGTACTGCTCGAAGATGCGCAGCGCCTTGACCAAGTCTTCCTTGGTCGAGCCCTTGCCCGTGTCGACTCGCAGCTCGATGTCTCTTGCTGGTGTCGTGGTGCTGACTGCGACGAGGCCGACCTGGTCCTGACCGCGGTTGATGCCGATGAAGTTGCTCGCCATGTCATGGCCTCATTTCAGTTGGTCGGAGCCGAGCCGATCGATGAGCGATTTGCAAGCGTCCAGAAGCTCGCTTTTCAGCTTGATCTTCGTGTTGTCGAACGAGATCGAGACGTCAGCGACAGAATCCCCGACGCGAACGTCGCGCTCCCCGGACTGCCTCCGCGACCCGATCGCTGCGGTGACCGTGATCGTCGCCATCAGAGCACGTAGTCGACTTCCACCCCGATCACGCCAGCGGTCGCCTTCGTCAGCGCAGTGGCCTGCACGACGAAGATGTCGAACTTGCCGCCAGGGTCCTGCGCGGTGCCTTGCGCGTTCACGAACCCGAATGAGTTCCACAGGTCGTCCTCGCGCATCGGCGGCGTGAACGAGTTCTTGAACGTGAGCTCGGTGATGAGCGCGGCGGTCGACACCACGATGCCCGAGCCGAACATCTTGTTGCCGGTGCCGGTCGAGTTGTACGCCGTGCTGTAGCCCGTGCCCGAGACGAAGGCGAGCGAGGTGCCGTCCAGCTTCGAGGACGGGATGGTGCCCTGGAGCACCGCCTGCGTGCCGTCGGTCGTCGAGTCGGAGAACGCGACGTTGAAGTCGAGCGTCGCGGCCACCGCGGTCGTGCCGGTGGTCGTGTCGATCCCGGACAGGTACGTCCAGACGTGCTTGACCTTGGCGTTCGTCGGGAAGCGCGAGAGCCGGTACGTCGACCACTGCGCAGCGCTCGACGTGGGGCTCACGTAGTCGCTGAGCGCCTTCTCGTAGCCGGTCGCGCCTTCGCCGGAGGTGCCGACGACGATGACCGACGCATCGAGGTTGGTGACTGGATTGCTTTTGAGGTTTTCGGCCATGGTCGCTCCTTACGGCGTGATGTCCGCGCCGGTGGTATCGGCGCAGAGGATTTGCAGCACCTTGCCGGGCTGCAGCCGGGTCGCGCCGTACATCACCGAGGTGTAGAGATCCCACGGCTCGCTCGACAGGTCGTTTCGGATCGAGACCCGGTTCGTGACGTCCTTCCACATCCCCAGGTACAGGCCCGATTTCACGAAGGCCAGCACGCCGCGGGTCGTGTTCACGGTCGTCTGCGGCAGGCGCTCGGACACGACCACCTCGTAGCCGAGGAAGCGCGAAATCTTGCCGTCCGTCAGCACCGGCCGATCGTTGAACTCGGTCGACACCACCTGGACCTGGTTGAGCAGGTCCGACTCCTGCTGCGACCCGATGACGACGCACAGCATGTCGGTCTCGAGGTCGTTGTGGTAGTGGCGGAAGACGCGCTTCGCCTCGATCAGCTTCGCCACCGTCAGGCCGTTGGCGGCCGAAGCCCCGAAGGTCGCGGTGATCTGGAAGTTGGTCGTATTGAAGGTCTCGGTCGACAGGCCGTTCGCGTCCTGGCCGATCTGGGCTGAGCCCGTGGCGGCTAGGATCAGGGCGTCGTCCCAGGCGCGACCCACCGCGTTGGCTGCGTTCTGCGCGTACTGCGATTTCGGGTCGACGATCGTCTGGAGCTCGTCGAAGGCATCGATCAGCTGGTCGATCTCACCCTCTTGCGGGAAGACCCAGCGACGCACGAAGTTCGCATCGGTGCGGTCTTTCGGGGAGAAACGGCCGGAGGGGGCCTTCAGGACGATGGAGCCGATCTGGTTGACCGGCGATGCCATCTTGCCGACGTGGAAGCCCTCGCGCGTCTTGCCGCGGAGCTTGGAGCCCATCTGCTGGAGCAGCATCTCGAGGTTGGTCGAGAACTGCGTGGTGTACAGCGGGATCAGTCCCGCGTCTGTTGGATTCGCCATGAGGCACCCTTCTCAAAAATGTTTGAGAACGTCTGTGCCTTGGCCCTCGCGGGGGGCTGAGTCTCACCGAGCGGCTTGTCCTCCAGCGGTCCGAGCGGCTTGTCCTTTCGGGGCCGCCGACCCTTCCATCGGGGCCAGCGAGACTTACTACGATGCGAACATTATGCCGCCAGTTCACTAGTGTCAACGCTAACCGCCCGCGTCGAACACCACTCCCGCCACAACCTGCGGTACTGAGATTCGACCGCCCTACAATACGCAGGGCCGTCGCCGATGATTGAGGACTGGAAGAGCGATCTCAGTCCTTTACGAAGTTCGGCGAGCGCATCCAGATTCGCGCTCTTCTCCACCGCCTTCTGCACGTACTCGTCCAACGACTCGGCGATCCAGTCGGTCATGCCGAGCGTGGTCAGTGTCGACGCCGAGAGCCTTCCTACGATGGTCGGCCAGCGCAGGGTGAGAACGGGGCATCCCATCATCAGCGCTTCGAGCGTCGTCACTCCTCCGCCATGCGGGTACGGGTCGAGGCAGATGTCGACTTCGCGCAGAGTCTCAAGATGCTGGTGCCAGGATTCGGCGGCCGGTAGGAGGATCAGCCGATCTCCCGTCACCTCGAGCGCGCTGAAGAAGGTCGTCACCCTCGCCCGGTGCGACTCGCTCGCGAACTCTGTCGAACGCATGACGAGGCCGCTGTTCGGCACGGCTCGTAGCACCCGCGCCCACAGACGCAGGGTGTTCTCCGTAATCTTGACGTAGCGGTTCAGGCAGCCGAAGGTGATATTGCCGTCGAACTTCGCGGGAAGATCAGAGACGCCAGGGAATGGCTTCATCCAGTACGAGCCGACCAAGCACGGCAGGTCGACTACTCGCTCTCTGTAGAATTGGCGCTCGCCCTCGGGGACCACTACAGCATCGGCGAAGAAGTAGTCCATCGCCTTCATGCCGGTCCCGGTGGCATAGCCCCAGGCGGTGATCTGTACTGGGGCGGGCTTGCGCGCGAACGTTAGGAGCTTGTTCCCGCCGCTGTGCCCGGACAGGTCGACGAGGATGTCGATCTTGTCCTTCTGGATCATCTTCGCGCAATCGTCGTCGGTAACATCGGCGACGTCGACCCAGTGATCGACGCTTTCCTTGAACTTCTTCATGTACTCGTCTTCCTGACGACGGCTGTTGTTGTAGGCGAAGACTTCGAATTGATCCTTGTCGTGGTAGAGGAGCGCCGGACCGAACACGCAGGCTGCCGAGTGCTGGCGCATATCCGCCGACACGTAGCCGATCCGAAGGCGCCGGTTCTCATCCGGGTCGTTGTCGTGCGCCATCCAGGGGACGTTGTCGGAGAACTTCGCGGACCAGGACAGGCGGTCTTCGTAGGCGCTTTGGACGGTCGTTTTTTCCATTAGGTCACGGCCGAACATGAGCGCGTTGTGGACCTCCATGAAGTCCGGCTTGATCTCGAGCGCCATCTGGTACATCCGCGCCCCGCGCTCCTGCTGCCCGATCGTGAAGTAGCAATTCCCCATGTTCAGCTGAATGTTCAACAGGTGCGGCGCGATCTTGATGCCCTCGAAATACGCTCTCAGCGCATCGTAAGGCTGACCCATGTTCTGCAGAGCATTACCAAGGTTGCTGTACGCTTCGGCGTAGTCGGGTTTGAGCGTGATCGCCTTGCGGTAGCAGATCACCGCCTCGTCCAGCTTGTCGTGCCACTTGTAGGCGTTGCCTAGGTTGAAGTGTGCCTGAGCATCATTCGGGAGGAGCTTGATCGCCTCCTTCATCGCCGGGAGCGAGTCCTTCTTCAGCATCTCAAGAGCGGTGGCAAGGGCCTTCCACGCCACGCCGTCGCGCTTGTTCGCCTTCGTGTAGGCATGGGCGAGCGCCTTCATCTCGGCCCAGCGCTCGGCTTTGTAGAGCGCCTGCAGCTTCTTCATCCGCACGTCTGCGGAGCGGTCCTTCCTCGCGTTCTTGACGGCGTTCTTGTCGAAGTCGCTCTGGTGCACGAACTGGTCAGACACGCGGCAATCCTTTCGGCCATCGGATGTTCCGGATCTCGACTGACGTATGCGGCTTTCCTTGCATGAGGGACATGAAGCGGTTATTCTTGATCTTGGTGTCGCATCCGACGCACTTGCCGTAGTCGTTGCAGGCGTGGAATTCCGCCAGCTTGTCCATCGAAAAGGCGGGATCGAGCATGTTACCGACCGGGCGATATTCTCGGCGCCCGAGCCACGCTTGATACAGGTGATAGTGGCAATCCCACACGTCTCCGACTGGGTCGATCAGCAATTCTGTCGTCCGGCATTCGCACTTGAGCGAGGTCGGATGGAGGCCGCGCTCCACGAGATCGGTAGAGTGCGGGTACATGTAATCGCCGTAGAGCTTCCCGTCGTGCATCCCGAGGAAGGGCTTCACCTCGAACATCACGTCGGCGTCGACCTTCGGCAATTCGTTCTCAGGGTGCCCGACCATGTAGATGCATACGTCGCTCTTGTCCCTGTCACGGGACACCATGAAGCCGAAATCTCGAAGACGCTCGCACCGTCTGACAAGCTCGTCGATCCCTGTCCTCCAGACGCGGTTCATCTCCTTCGCGTGGTAGCTCACGCGGATCGACTGATACGGCATTCCTACGTTCGTCCCGCGCTGGAGCTTGTGCTGCTGGTTGTTCAGGTTGCGGACGAACACCTCCGGCTGTAGGGCGAAGTTCGTCAGCAGGTCGAAGTAGTTATCGCTCCTCTCCAGGATCATGCCGATGCCCTTGCCCTTCCAGTACATCATCGGCTCACCGCCCTGGAGGGTGATCGGGAGATCGGAGCGGAACGGGATGCGGCCGAAAATCTGTGCCCACTGCTCCGGTCTCAAGACCTTGCTGTCGTGGAAGATCGCTCGCCGGTCCCCGGCCTGCTCCGGGTCGTTGATGCAGTACGAGCAGTTCAGGTTGCAGTCCATCGTCAGGAACGCGCCGATATAGTTCAGCGAGGCAGGAAGCTGTAGCTGCGGCAGGCGCCGCGGCGCGAAGATGATCCGCTCAGATGAAATCGACATTCGGCACGCCGCCTTCCAGGTCGGTCAAGTAGCGGTTCACCTTGTCCATGCGGCAGTTCAGCCGGCATTCGTGGATGTCTAGGTGCTTCCTCACGTACTCCCAGTTCTGGCGGCGTTTCTCTCCCTGCCAAATCTGCTTGAACGTATGCGTATTCAGATTTCCTAGGTTGAAGCGCTCGTCGAGCAGGTACGCCGAGCAGCTATAGAGGTCGCCGCTCGACATCCAGTACGCCCAGAAGTACGGCGTGGCCTGGCATTTGTCGTAAGGAATTTCCTGCGTCCGCATCGAGTCCGCGCGCACGATCGCGCGCTTCGATTCTGGGACGATCGGGATGAAGTTCTCGTACTGTCGATTGATCGAGAACTTCTGCTGGCTCACCGCCTTGATGACGACGTAGTGAGCCCCAGCCTCCTCGGCCTTGCGCTCGAACGCTTCGACCTCGTGCTGGTTCTCAGGAAGCAGCACCATCTGCACGCCGATCTGGCAACCATTGCTGCGGCGTACTGCGTCCGACACATTCGCCCACACGCGGTCCCAGTCCGACTCTTTCGTGCGATGGACCTTGGCGTAGGTCTCGCGAGTTCCACCGTTGATCGATACCTTGACCCAGGAGACTCCGGCGAGGTCGAGCTTGTGCAGCAGTGTCCCGTTCGTCGTGAAGGCGGAGCGAACGTCCGCGTGATGCGTGGCTCGCACGAGATCGTTTATGCGCTTGTGCAGCAGCGGCTCGCCCTCGCCTGCGAACATCACCGAGCGGATGCCGAGCGCGCCCATCTCCATGATGCGCTCGCCGTAGAGCCACGGGTCGAGCTGCGGAATGCTGCCCTTCGCGTGCTCCTCGATCACGTAGTCGACACCACACATCGTGCATTGATGGTTGCAACCACCGATCGGCGACACCTCGATGTAGATCGGGTAGATGCGGCGAGCGGTTTCCCAATCGTCCTTGTCGGCGACCCACTGCGCCACCCGCATGGGATGGAAGTGCAGCTTGTGCGAGTCGATGCGCAGGCTATCCATAGCGATCCATGCGCTCAACTAGGATCGTCGAGCCCTCGTGCTCTAGGGCGTCCCGGTAGCATGGCACGATGTCGGAGGCGGTCAGGAGTTGCGCGACCTTGACCGTCTTCAGCATCATGCGAAAGGCATCGGTATAGTCCCCGAGGTGCTGAGGACCCGGGTTGAACGGGGCGGTCCGGCCCACGGCGACCCGGATAATGACCTTCGGCTTCCAACCCATCATCGGCAGCTTGTCGAGATGATTCACGAGCTGGTTCGCTGCGAGCAGGAGGAAGTCCCAGCGGCAGTAGAAGCTGACCGGGATATAGCCCTCCAGGGAAAGCCCGGCGCATAGCCCCATCTGGAAATCCTCGGCGACGGGCATCTCGATTCGGCGCTCCATGGGGACGAGCTCGAACGTCTTGAACGCAGCCTGCCCCGGATACTTCACCGACTGCCCGAGGAACAGGGTCTTCGGATTCTCGGCCAGCATGCCCATCGCGTCGCGTAGAGCGTTGGCATAGTCGCTCATACGAAGTTGACCCACTTGCCGGTCCCGTTATGCGGCCACTGCCGCTCATAGGTATAGCGACGCTCTTTGATGAACCTACCCGTGCCCCAGCAATCGCTCGTCGGGCTGTCGCAGGACATCCCGTTGTCCTCGACTACGAAGGTGATCGGCAGGTCTTGGCAGGCCGCGTACCGCGACGCTTCGTGATACGCGCCGATGCTGGCCGCCATGTCGCCGACGAAGCACCAGACGTTCGCCCCTCCGAGTCGCTTGAGCGCAAGGGCTACCCCGGTTGCGATCGGAAGGATTCCGCCGACCATCGCCGAGGTGAAGAAGCGGTACTCAGGGAAGGACAGGTTCATGCTGTGACCGGCGAGAATCTGCTGCATCACCAGGTCTCTCGGGATGCCGTGCAGGAGTGCGTGGTAGTGCGAGCGATAGGTCGAGAACACCCAGTCGGTCGATGGGATGATCAGGCGAAACAGATCAATCAGCGCCTCCTCGTTACCTCCGGAGAGATGGATAGGCGCCCGTATATTCCCGGCCTCGAACTCCCGCGCGACCTGCAACTCGAAGGCGAATAACTCCTCTTTCGTCACGCGATTTCCTTGCCCTTCTCGCCGAAGGGCCGGTCGAAGACGCCAGACTTCAGCAACTCCGTGCAGACCGCGGGCCACAGACACGGTTGCGGCATATCTGCGTTCGTAACGACGCCTTTCCCAAGATCCACCGTGATCGTGCGCAGCGCTTGGCAGCGCTCGCACCATACCGACTTGTCGCGCATGAATTTCATGTCTCGGACCTCGCTCGGTAGTCCTTGTGTATCCACTTCTGGAATTCCGTGAACAGGGCTACTCGGTCCGCATCCGAGAGCTTCAGGTGGTCGGCGAGGCTGCGGAGGTTGTCGCGCACCGAGATCACAGTCCCGACCACCTCGGCCCGTCCCCACACGCCGTTCCTTCTGACAGGAGACACGACCTTGCAGAAGCAGTGATCGCCGTGGTTGCACTCGCGGTCGAGCAGGATGTCGCAGCCGTCGCCGAATGCCGGACCGATCTTGGGTCGTTTCGCAAGCATCGCCATGATGATTAGTCCGCACGTCGTACCGATGGACGCGCGCACGGCGCGCCATTGCCACGCGCGGTGCTGGTCGAAAACGTCAGCGTGAGTGCTGAACGGCACTAGTACTTGTAGGTCTTGACGCGCTTCGCCAGCTTGCCGACCTTCTTTCCGGTGTCGGCCTTGTGGTATTCGTCAGCGACCTTCGCGGGCGCCGGAGTCTTGCCGTGCGTCTTGAGCTTACGACGCCCGGCAGCCGTTCGCGACATCTCCATGAATCCGTGCTGTGCCTGGGATACGCTCGGCATGTCACCTCCGCTGGTTGACGAATTCCATGAGCTCCGGCGGGACGGCGATGCCGGAGATGATGCTGCTCAGCGCCAGCATCTCGCGTTGCTTCGCCTTGTCGCCCTCCATGTAGGACTTCGCCCACACGGTATCGCTCATCAGGTCTTGCTTGCGGGCGACGGCTTGATCTCGGGTCATCACGCCGTTCGTGTTCCCGGGCTGCTGGCCGGTTACGAACTTGTGCTCGCCGATCCGCTCGCCGATGGAGCGGAACATCTCCATGACCTTGGCGTAGCCGACCACTCCCTCGAGCGTGTTCACGATCTCTGGATCGAGGCCGAGGGCCTGAACCGCCCTTGTGGCGACGAACTTGTTCGCCTCGAAGTTCGGTCCCCAGTTCTTGGCGAGGGCGGATTTCTCCGCGGCGAGCTTGCCGGCGAGCTCGGTCTTCTCGGTCGTCTCGGCGCTGTCCAGGTATTTGGCGAACTCCTGGGCCATCGAGACGGCGGCATCCTTCGACAGATGCAGACCGAAGGCTTTCGAGCGCATCTGCTCGACGAAGCCGCCTTCGAGAGCGCTGCCGTCAGCGAACTTGACGCTTGAGAAGTCGTACTCTTTTGCGTCCTTCGGGGCGCCGAGGCGAGAGTAGACGGCGTTCCATCCGGCCTCATCGGAGGCGTCTTTGGGGATGCGGAGCAGTTGATCAGCGGGGACGCCGCGGAACGCTTCCGCAGCCTTCCACGCTTTCGTCGCTTCGCGCGCGACCTCGGGTGCGGACTTCGTGTGCCAGCCGGCGTTCGTCCAGTGGCCCACCATCTCGCTGTCGACGCCATCGACGCCCTGATACCACGGGGTAGTCGGGGTTGGCGCTGGCGTAGGGGCTGGCGTAGGGGCTGGTATCGGATCAGGCATCTTCGGTTTCTCCTATCAGTCGTTGCACGTTGCGCCCGTCATAGAGCGCGTAGAGTTCTTCGGCATTCAGATGCAGATGCTCGGTGATTCTCAGGAACACCTCGCGCCGGCCTTCGGCGATCAAGGTCCTGTCGTGATCCCCCGGAACGGCGCAGGTCGTGGTCGCTCGGCAGAACTTGATGAGGTCCATCAAGACTTCCTGACCCGAGAGCGACCCGAAGGTGAGCTTGTAGGCACGCTTGCGACGCCACAGGAACGCGATAGCCCGGTTGAATTCTGCCGCTCCCAATCATGCCCCTTGCGTGAGCGGCGGCCCGGGTTGTGCCGGAGCTTGAGCGGGCGGAACCATCCCGGCCTTCGCGGCGACCGCATTCGCCTTGATCATCGCGGCCTCTGCGGGCATGCGCTGGGTCTGCATCTGCTCCTGCATGGCGGAGGCTCGTGCCTCGCGCTTCTTCTGCATCTTCTCCTCGCTCGCGGTCCAGGAGGGAGGCGCGCCCATGATGTCGGCGATCTCCGGCATGGCGACTTCCATGTCGGCCCAATCGAGGTGGGACTGATCCTGCGTGATGTTGATGAGCTCTTTCGAGAACTCCACCGCGCGCATGAAGCCCGAGGCATTCTGCGCACGAGCTGCTTTCGAGAGGGGCGAGGTGTACTCGACTGTGTATTCCCCTTTCGCCTCGCGCAGCCTCGGCGGCATGGGCGGGAGCATCCCCAGGTTCATGGCGATGTCGATCTCGCGCTCGATCATGTGCCCCAAATCGTCTTCCTGGTTGCCGACAGTCGGGGCGAGGAGGATGCCCTTCTGGTTCGTGATCTCGATGACCTGGGTGGCGGTCATCTGCGGTAGGTCTTTCAGGTTCAGAGCGAGCTGGAAGAGATTGACGAGGAACGCGTCCTGGATCAACGCGGTTTCCATCTCCATCATCTTCTCGTTGATCTGGATGTTCCCGGACGGGAGCACGCCTACCAGCGGCTTCCCGTCCGGGCTCATCCCTCCCTTGTTGACCGATCCGGGCCGAATCGAGGCACCGTCCAAGATGCCATCGTCGGTGGTGAGGAGCACCGGGTCTGCGGCGCGGTGCCCTTGCTTCAGGAACGTGCGCTTCTGAGCGTTGATGGTCTTCAGTGACGGCAGCACCATCATCGCCGGGGAGCGGCCGTACACCTCCCCAGGAGCCTGCGAGTACCGCGAGATCGCCGCGGGGAACTTGCGGTAGCCGCCTTCGGACAGAAGCGACTTGCCCTCGATCGAGATGTAGTAGCTCGCCCAGGGTTTCCCGCGGGCGTCGAGGCGTTCGCGGTCGTAATCGCTTCTGGGACAGACGCGGTGCAGGAAGTTGTAGGGCGTCTGGGATTGCGCTGCGAGCGGAGCGCGCAGGATCTCCGGGAAGCTCTCCTCGCCGAATTGCTGGTATGCCTGCAACGCCGTGAGCCTGAACCAGCGGATGAAGCCGTCGACTATCCCCTGGTGGTTCTGGCGGATGAAGAGTTCCCCGAGCGGGATCGACTTGTAGCGAATCCCTTTTTGGAAGGGGTGTTGCTTCGTGTCGAATTCATCGACGAACATTCCTTTAGTGCCGAAGGCTCCGAGTTGCGTGTAGCAGTCGGTGATCTGGCCGGCGAACCCGGAGTATGGGGCGTAGCGAAGGCGAAACAGGATCTTCGTCGCCTGCTCGAACCACAGCCTCGTAGCGCGGTCCTTCATCACATAGTCGTCTGAGGCCCGCAGCCCGTGCCAGATCATGTTCTTCGGCGTGAGGAGCGAATTGCAGATGGCGGCGAACTTGTGCAGCGCCATCATTCCGGTCGCGTCGATCTGGCGGTCGGTCTTCTTCGCTCCGGGCCAGTTGAAGTTTCCGTACTCGAAAGTATTGCGACTCTCGGGCAGGATCAGGTTCGCGACTTCTTCCCAGTGCGCGGCGAAGGTGTGGCGCCACGTCTGCAGCTGCGCGAACTCGCGGAACGATTCGTCGAGGATGTCTTGCTCGCGCGCCGTGGGCTGGCGCGGTGATTTGTTGGTCTCAGCCACCGAGACCCGGGAACAACGTAGCGGTGGCGAGGCCCATCGGGGACGAGAGCCGGTTCGCTTGTGCGAGGAGCTTTTTCTTGCGCTGCTCCTCCTCGGTTTCCAGTTGCGACTTGAGACCACCGTAGAGGCCGAGGTCGGTTGCCGCCTGCGAGTATTGCTGCATCGGAATCATTTTTTGTCCTCTAAGCGTCGAGGCCAAAATACTCTGAGTCCGCACCCTGGGCAACGCTAACCGCCCGGCGTTTCAGCACTTTCGAGCCGAGCGGAATCTGTCTCGCAAAGCGTTTCGCCATGATGATTTTTTCGGTAGCCGACATGATGTCGTCTTCGATCGGAACGATGACGCCGTCCTTGCGGTGATACAACCGGAATTCCGAGAACCAGTCGGACAGGTGCGACGCGACCTTGAACCTCCCGGTCTTTGCTCTCTCATCGATCTCGAGGACCGCTGCTTCTCGGGAGTAGCTTCCGTCTGGAAACGTCGCGTGGTCGGCCAGCATCGAAAGTCCGTTCTTGCGGTAGATCCCAGCTATCGCCTCGCCCGAGCCCTTATCCCGGACGTGCCCGTCGTGCGGCCACGCGACGGGGACCGCAGCTGCCACGTTCTTCATCGCAGCGGAATGCATGAGCGGGATCGCGCCTACCATCCGGAAGGCGTGCAGGATGTGGATGCAGTCGACGTCGCGGTCATGCGCCATCAGGACGGCGGCGAAAGGGTGGTCGATGCCGATGTCGATGCCCCACAGCTTCGCCCACTGCGGGGGGATGCGATCGAGCGGAATCGGATCTTCGCGGATCAGGGCCTCGTCGAATCCGTACACCGCCCCGGACCCGAGGATCGGGATGCCGCGGGCGCGCGCATCACGCTCATGCGCGAGGTAGCCTTCGAGCCGGCGTTTCTTTTCCTCGGCCGAGAAGTGCTCCGCCTCGTCCAGGGTCGCGTTCACGACCGATCGATCTTGAGACGCCTCTTCGAGGAACCGCAGCACGACCTTGGAGCGGCCCTTCATCGGCGTGAAGGTCATGAACATCGACCCGCCCTCGGATAGTCGTGTCAGAAATTCCGAATACACGTCCTCGTCGGGTTCCTCGTCCGGCCAGCCCCAGTCGAGGGTTTCGCCCTGGAACTTGGTTCTTCCCTGCTCGTAGGACTTGAAGCGGCCGATCGAGATGCCGCCAGAAACATGCTTTACCTGGATCGTGTCGAAGGCGTCGGTGATGCCACGAGCCAGGGAATAGTCGACCAGGCAGTCTTTCGGGATCATCCCGGTGCCGTGGGCGGAAACCACCCCGGGCTCCCCGCAGAGCTTCTTCTGCTGAACGTCGCGAACGACAAGGGAGGTTTCTCCTGCGATCCATCCCCGGGTCGGTCGGGTCCACTTCTTCCCCGCCCACCACTTCGGGTAGATCCCGGTGAGGTGGCAGGCGGCGATGAACGCCCCGACGTCAGATTTCCCGTACTGGTTCGCGGCCATCAGCATCACCTCGCGCTTGATCCGGGTGAGCTCGATGAACCGGGCCTGCTTCGGGTAGGGGCGGAAGAACGACATCCTGCTTTCCGCCCGAGTCCTGACCGCCTCCTCCAAGACGGCAAGGGTCTGGTCGAGAGTGAGCTTCTTGATTGCAGTTGCTCGCCCGACAATCTCTGCGTTCTTCTCCGCGATAGTGGGCGCGCCCGTGGCCGGAAAGGATTCAGCCATGTCCGTCGCGCCCCGCCGCCGATATGTCCCTCTGAAGCGGCTCAGGGATTGGCAGCGCGGCAGAGGATGTTGCAGCACCCGAAGTTACGCCCGCGTCTACCAGAACCTCGTAATCGCCCTCGATCGCGTCCGACAGGTTCCCGAGTAGCTGTCTCGGATCTAGACCGAGCGACTTCGCAAGGTTCGCCATCCGTTGCAGCTTCGCCACCCGGTCTTCCGGATGCGTCACCGTCACCCGGTGCTCGCTCGCCGCCGGCAACCCCCCACGGTCGAGCAACATCCCGGCCGCCTTGAGCTTGTCCTTGACCGGAACCTTCTTCGCCCCGATCACCTCAACCAGCAACCCGCTCGCCGCAATCGTCCCAGCCTGTATCCGCTTGCCCGCCTCCTCCAGAATCGCCGCCTGGACCTTCGCGTCATGCGCGAGCCGATGCGCCTGGACCTTGTATGAGTTCTTCGTCCCCTGATACCCCGCGATCTTCACCGCCCGCGTGTGGTCGACCCGACTCCCCATGTTCAAGCACGCGAGCACGAAAAGCTGCTGCCGCTCGTTCAACGCCTTCATCGCCGGCCCCAACTCCCCATCCGGCGGCAACGCGGCTCTCAAGTGCTCCTGCCCAGGCCCAAGGCACTTCTTCGGGCTAGGCATATCCGTAAGCCCGTTTTTGAAACACAGCGCGAAAGAGGAGGGGAAGGTCAACGCGCGCACGCCCGGCGCTTCCCGGGGGCACCCGGCACCCACCCCCGGTCTTTTCGCGAGCCTGGATCGTCACGATCGCGTCACGTTCATTACGTAAGTGCATGATTGCGCTGACATTGGATTTGATAGTCCATCAAGTCCATGAGCTGGATGGCATGGATTATGTTAAATCGCAGTTAGCGCGCATGAGCTTTACTTAACCTCTTCCTGCTCTTCCGAGCGTTCTGGAGTGTTTCACGCGGAACAGCGCTATCGAGGATTGCCTTGGCGTCCTCGGCTGATCTGGCGATGCCTGAGATGCCTCCTGCTGCCTTCACGTCATCGAGGAAAGTCTGTTGAGACTTGGTTGCTCGCTCTCTGAGTCGCTTGCACTCGATGGCGAAGAAGCGGCCGGACTTGAGGAATCCGTGGACGTCGGCATGGCCTTCTTCGCCGAAGCGGACATAGCGGCCCCCTATGTTCGCCATACCTGAGTTCTGGCGCCAGGCTCGCTTGACTGCGGGATGGGCGTGGCACAGCTCGAGCACGTCCTTGAGGATCTGGGCTTCGCTCACACATACCCCGCGAACGGTACAGGCTCAGGATCGACCCGGGATTCGTAGATCATCACGCGGTGCGCGTGCGTCTTCTTCGATGCGGCTGGCGTGAAGCTGCCAGTAGGGGTGATGACGCCCTGCCCGACCGCGTAGCCGGCGAATGCGCCCCATGCCTTAGGCGAGCTCGGGCTGGGCTTGTGGTGCTGGTCGCACCAGGCGCGGAAGAACTCCATTGGGAACCTGCGGGTGTGGGCTGCGTATTCCCTGAGATCGAACAGCCGCTCGCGCATCCAGGCCGAGTTCTTGACCCGGGCGAGATCCATGCCCTCGCGCTTCAGTCGCTTCGACTCGACGCGATCCAGGATCAAGGCGAGCTGCGTCATGCGGCCTCCTCCATCGGTTCGGTGCGGCGCCCGCGGGTGAGCTTGGTGATCGCCTCCTTCGCATATTCGTAGGAGATGAACGGCAATCCTGGCGTGTCCACGACCTTGCGCCAGTGCTCAAGCGGCGTAGGCTTCGGCAGCGTAACGATGCGGTAGATTTCGCTCAGGCAGCGCTCGCCTTCCGGGGTTGCCGAGACGTTGGAGTATTCGCGCTCTCGCTTCGCCTTCTCGGTGCGGTTGCGCTGCTCTCGCTCCTCGATGGCGCGCTCGTTCAGCGCCTTCCAGACCTCGTTCGGGACCGGCATCTTCCCGTGAACCTTGGGCCACGAATGCAGGAGCGACAGCACGGACTCGGTCGGAAATTCCCGCAGCGTGTCGAACCACATCTCGAGCGCCTTAGCCGGGATGACCTTGCGATCGAACGTCTCGGCCAAGGCGTTCAGCGCAGCAGCAAGGGCTGGCGCGTCGAGCTTTTGCATGGTCAGTCCTTGAGCCCAGCGTAGACTTCGGAATAGTCGGGAGCGGTCGCCTTGCGGAACTGCGGCCAGTCCTCGCGAATGCAGTTCATGAACGCCTCGTCCCAGTCGGTGTAGCGCTTGCCGTTCGCCTTCATGCGGCCGGCGAAGAATTCGAGATACTTTTCCAGCTGCCCGAAGCCTTTAGATGCGGCCCAGGTTTTGACTCGCTCTGAGACTTCAAACGAATCTGGGAGGAGGGTCGCGCGCGCCTGCGCGCTTGCTTTTGACTTTGCTTTTTCTGGTATCTGGCTTCTGGTATCTGGCTTCTGGTTAGCCGTTGTGTCACGCGTGACAGGTGGCGTGACAGCACCGTTACCTCCGCGTTGCGTCACGGCGTCTAACATGGCCTGCAACTCATCGACCGTGGAGTCCCACGACGGTACGCTGCCATGAACACGCAATGCCTCGAACAGGGCTTTACGACGCTCACGATGCCGGCGCTGCCGTTCGCGCTCATTCTCCTTCTTCGCCGCACGCCCATCCTCGCTCTCCAAGTAGGCCGCGATCTCCTCGTCAGCACGTTTGTTGCGCCACACGTCCCCGTCGCGTTGGAAGAACTCCCCCAGAACGCTATCGACAGCAGCACGCTGCGCCTTAGTGCTGGCTCGCGCTAGCCGGTACTTCTCCGCGTCTGGGATAGGCGCCTCACGGCGGTAGTAGGCCCTCAGGAGGCGCGTGTAGGCCATATCCTCATCCCAGGACAGGTGCGCCGTGGCACCGTCGTAGTCCCCGAGATAGTGCTTGTAGAAGTTCACCCGGAGAAGTCCGCATAGCTCCGCTCGAGCGCGACGCCGCGCTTCTTCCTGTTGGCCCCGGGGAGAACAGCACGTCCCTGCTCGCGCAGCTTGGCTGCCACGGTTTTCGGGTGCATGCCGAGCTCGGCGGCGATTTCCTTGCAAGACTTACGGGGGTACTGCAAGAGGACGAACAGATCGTCGATCGTCCAGTGGATGCGGCGGTACGTCATCTTTTCTCTCCCTTTTGATCCGCGCTTTATTTGCGTCTGATCGGGTAGATCCGGCCTGGACCTCGGCCGGTGCGCTTTCGCACACGCCTCGCGATTTCCTTCTGCACGAGCTGCGTTGCGGCTTCGTCCTCGGTCACGCCATCCCTCTTAGCAATCTGCTGTACTAGCTCCATCTCCTTCTCGGAGAGCGGGAGCTGTTCGGATTTCGTCACTCGTTAACCGTTTAATAACGCCGATTCAACTTCTGAAAAGCGCGTACTGCGCGACTTCGTTTTGCTGCGCGTCGGGGCGAACATTCACGTCACCGGCGAGCGCACGATGAGCAGATTCGATCAACAACTCACGCAGCAGAGGCGCCTTCTCTCCACCGCGATAGTTGTTGATCGCCTCGACCAAATCGGCCTCCGCGTCGTTCAGGTACAGAGTGACCTTGTGCTTTCGAATCTGGGAGGGATCGGAGTACATCAGCGCCGGCGGTTCTTGCCGTTCGATTCGAGGGAGCGGTAGAACCGATGCAGCTTTTCGACGTTGTCCACACCGGGCTGGCCGATGCGGTCAAGGGCGAGGCTTCGCAGCCACCAATAGCCCACGTTGTTCTGCTCCGCGACGCGGCGATAGTTCTTAACTTCGAACGCCCGGCGCACGACGTACTCGCGCATTGTCTCCATGGGCCGTCATTGTGAGTACTAAACCACTCATTTGTCAAGGCGGCGCTTGTCTCCCTGGCGAGCACCATAAGAATCGGCCGACCTAATACCCTACTCAGTATGAAAAAAGGGGGTGCCGCCGGAATTCTCGCAGCCAACCTGAAAAGGCTGATGGCGGGCGATCCACAACTGAAATCTCAACGCAAGCTGGCTGAGAAATGCGACGTGTCGCAAAAGGGAATCAGTAATGTCTTGGCCGAGCGCAGCGATCCACAAGTCTCAACAATTGAGAAGATTGCTGCAGCGTTCAAGCTCGAGCCATATCAACTTCTGCTCCCCTCCGTAGATCAATCTCTATTGCCGATTATTCAGGCGTACAATCTCGGCGACGTGGCGAGGGAGTTGCTTGAGATTGCCGCTGAGACCGCTCGGCGACGAGCAGTACACAAGGATGCAGCCGGAACCAGACGAGCGACTGACGACCGAGGAGAGAGCGCTGTTACAAGCGTTCCGACGCTGCACACCCGAGCAAAAAAGTGGGATGTATCCCTTGACAACAAGTAAGCCATAGTTTAGTATTCGAGCCATAGGGAGTAACGACCATGGCCGACAAGTTCACCTTCAAGCAGTTTCAAGCCCAATACCGGGACGACGACGCCTGCCTTCAGGCCATCTTCCAAAGGCGCTTCGGGGATAAACCGACCTGCCCCGGCTGTGGCGTGATCGGCACGACCTTCCACAAGATCACCAAGCGCCGCGCCTACGCCTGCGCTCAGTGCGGCCATCACCTCTTCCCGTGCGCGGGGACGGTTTTCGAGCATTCCAGCACGTCCCTGACGCTGTGGTTCCACGCTATGTACCTGATGACCGCGACCCGGAATGGCGTATCGGCCAAAGAGCTACAACGGCAGCTTGGCGTGACCTACAAATGCGCGTGGCGCATCGGGCATCAGCTGCGTGACCTCATGGCTAAGAGGGCTAGGGCAATCAATCCCGGGCCTCTAGAGGGCCACGTAGAGGTTGATGAGACTTGGGTAGGCGGGAAGCGCCGCCGCACAAACAAGGGCAAGCACGTCCTCGACAACAAGACGCCCGTTATGGGCCTGCTTCAGCGCGGCGGCCCGCTCAAGGTCCGCGTCATCAAGGACAACTCGGTGCTCGTGCTGGTGCCTCAGGTGATGGACAACGTAGCGCCCGGGTCTACCGTCTCAACTGACGAATGGCGCGCGTACAAGAGCCTCGCGCAACTCGGCTACATCCACGGCACCGTCAAGCACCAATCTGAGGAATGGAAGAATGGCATTCACCATACCAACGGGATCGAGGGTTTCTGGTCACACCTGAAGCGCGGTATTTCCAGCACTCACGTTGCCGTGAGCCGGAAACACCTTCAGCGGTACGTGGACGAATTCGCGTTCCGCTACAACAACCGCGAAGCGCCTGCGGAAATGTTCCACAGGTTGCTGACCCAGATCGCCCCTCCCGCGCGCGGAAAGGGCATGATTTGCAAAGACTGATCCGGTTGGAGTATTGTTGCGACCCTAGGAGGAAGGTATAGGTATAACGCTGTTGCGCCAGCTTGTCTTGGTCCCTGCTCAGGGGCTAAGCATAGTCGTCACGCATCGTCCACAGGTACCCACGTCGAGCGCACTTGCAGCTGGTACCGTCTTTTTCGGAGGTTCACGTCCATGAAAAGGCCATCGGTGAAGAAATCGCGCAAGACCGCCGCGCGCCGGCCGAAGGGGCTCAAGTCCGCTGTCGCAGTCAATGCTGCCGACACCGCTGGCTGGGTCGGGACGGGCAGGACCACTGAGGCGTTCGAAGCAAGAGCGACGACGGCGCTCGGGACAGTCGCTGTCGGCGTTGCCGAAATCCTTGCGAAGGATCGGTGATAGCCGCCCTTGAGGAAGGTCCTGCCGCCGAACTCGACGGCGGTGACATGACGTAACAGTTCCGATACAGTCCACGCGCCCGTCATTTTGTTTGCCGCGAAGAGGAACTCCGCGTGCGGAATATCGATATCAGCACCTGTGCTGAACGGGTGTGCCTGCCGGACCGGCGTGATTCTGATTGAGCTATTGTTCGCTGCGGTAGGCAGGCATTCTGTCAGCCAACCAGATTCCGACATGACACGCTTCGCATAATCGTCGCACCTTTCGGTAACGACGTGATGCTGGATCACCGCGAGCCCGGACAGATCCACCTTGATGACTTCAAGGATGTCGTGGCTCCCCATGCCGTTGAGAAATCCCATGAAGGCTTTCGCGTGCGCGATTTCTCCGGGTGTTTGCGGCAGTCTGGTCAACGTCGCTGGCGCTCGCTCAGGCAGAGCTATGGCTCTGTTGCGATACGGACGCCACAGTGTTTCTGCGGCAGCTGCATCAAGGGGCGGATCGAAAACGCATTCTTGCAGCAGGAATTGAACTGCCTGATCGCGGGAAAGCCATCCGAGCAACACACGACCGCGAACTGAAGCCATGTTTCACCTTTTCCCTGTCTTTCGTGATCGGCGCACGAAAGAGCTAGAATTGCTATTGGTGGTGGAGGACCGGGGTATCGGACCCCGCGCACCCGGACTAGGAAACCAGAGCGGCACCCTTGCGTCCCCCATCGTGAAACCATGAAAAAACAGAAACCGAAGCCCACTCATCGCAAGGCGAAGCGCAAGCGGAATCAAGAGTCGAACAAATCCAACCCGAAGCACAAACAGGACTTCGAGGCGCTGCTAGACCTTGCCGTGAAGGGGCAAAAGTAGGAGAATCTGAGGAGCGGTTAGGCCCTCATAGCATAGGGGTACTAGCCCTATCTGAGCCCTCCATGATCGCTTTCCATGGCGACCTTTGGTCCGGCCTCGCAACCGGAGCGGTTTAGAAAAGAAGGCCCCCTGCAAGGGGCCTTCGCCTTTTCTGGGGTCACGAAGCACCCGCAGAGATCATCCAGACCGTAGAACCGTCTGAATCGGTCCTCTTGGTCAGGAAATCGTCTAGCGCTACATCTTCGTCCTCAAGCGCCTTCCGTAGCTGATAGACCTTCGGGCCGACGCCGTTGCCGCTTGCGGCTCCGATGATCTTGGCCAGCTCGTTGCCGTCCACCTCAGTGCCCGCGTGCTTGCGCAAGTCCTGCAAGATTTTCATGGCTGCGGAATTGCCATTGGTCTTCGGGCGCGGGGTGATCTTTTGCTGTGCAGGCGCGCCCTTGTACGCTCGGAAGAAACGCGCAGCGTCCTCGGGCGTTTCGAACTCCAGCGGGTTGCCGTCGATTATGAGTTTCATAAAGCGCACTCTCCGGTAAATTTGCACGGATTATCCGCGCATTTCCGGACTTCGGCAACTACCCAAGTCCGGGGAAGTTACCTTTTCGGTAAGCCTACTCCCCGGGTAGTTGCCAGTAGAGGGGGTCCTGAGGGGGTACTAGGGGACTTCGGCGGAGGATTCCGGAGCCTGCGAAAATGGCGCGCCAGAGATCAGGGCGGTTTACTTGTCGCTAGGGTATAGATACCAAAAAAGTAACATCTCCGACTTCGCCATCACCGCAGCGCTCCGCTGCATCGTTGTCCCCTTCCTGAACGTCATCCCCCTGAGACGCCGCTAAGGCATTCCCCGAGGCAGTGTCGGGAATCGCCCTACAGGCAGCATTTTTCTTGAGTCGAGTATTAAAGTGCTTGACCTGGGCGCCTTATATGAGTATCGTGATACTCGGTACTCACAAGGAGCCGCCAATGAGCGCAATGCTGAAAGAAGACCTCGACACGAAAGAGCGCACGCGGCGCGAGCAGCTTCACGTCTTGGGATGCTGGCTCGCCCTGGAGGAGGACAGCCTCATTCGCGCTGCGATCGAGTCACACGCGGCCACGCTGCAACTGAAGCTAGCCGAGATTCGGTGGGACAAGAAGTATCCCGGTCCGAAGCCCGCGACCTCCTCGAACGAGACCGGCTACTGGGAAGAGAAGGGCCGCGAGTTGAGGGCCGAGCGAGAGGGGCGGCGCGAGCCTTACTCAGAAGAGTTGGGCGTCGAGAGCGCGTGGCCCCGGTGAAGCTCAAGCCCTCCGGATACATCACCGCAGCAGAGGCGAAAAAGCCGGGTTATCTCGCCAAGCGCATGGCGATCTACCGCAAACAGGTGGAAGAAGAAAAGAACAAGGCCGAGGCGATCAAGGCCGAGGCCGCCCAGAAGGTGAGGAAACTGGGTGGACGTGATCCTAAGTGATCCGTCAGTGAACAAGCTGGTGGATATCGTCATCCTGATTGCGTTCGTGTGGTGCATGAACAGGAACGAACCGAAATGAACGACCGGGCCGACTGGCAAGAGCAACGGGAACAAGAGCGCGAGCGCTGGGAGCTGAGCATGGAAGCTCTGGCGAGGGCTCAAGAATTGGGACTTGAGGAAATGTACCTCAAGCACTTTGCCCGCGAATGCGGAGTTTCGAACTATCAAACCAGAAAGGTAAGTCATGCCGCGCACGAGTGAAATGGTGCAGTCGAAGTACCTGAAGACCGCCGACGTTCCAGACCCGGTCATCGTGACCGTGGTCAAGGTGGGGAAGGTGAACATGGCGAAGGAAGATGCGGCCCCGGAATACAAGTGGGCGATCAAGTTCGCCGAGTTCAATAAACCCATGGTCCTGAACTCGACCAACATCAAGATCGCGGAAAAGGTGTTCGGCTCCGATAACACCGACGATTGGACCGGGAGGGAAATCATCCTGTTCACCGACGACAACGTGACCTTCGGCGGCGAGCTGGTCGGGGGCTTGCGATTCAAGGGCCAGGAGAAGGCGCCGCAAAAGCCGGTAGCGAAGGCCGGAAAATTCGATGACATGGCCGACGACATCCCGTTCTAGGTCATGAGCACCTTCCCCGACAACCCTACGCTCATCGCTCGCGGTAAGTATTCCACCCTGAGCGGTGAGCGCAGGGACCACCTGAAGCGCGTGGCGAAGCTATCCAACACGCTACAGGCAAACATATATGCCTCGTTGCGGGGGCTGGAGGATCGCAAGGACATCGCGCACCACGTCGCAACGATGAGGGCTTGTCTGGAGAATCTTGAGCAGTCAGCGGAGAGGATGAAAGCGATTCACGAAGAACAGGCCGAGCTATCAATGGAAGCGTGGGGCAAGGAAGTAGAGACCGAAGATGCTTAATCCCGACCAGATGTATCACGAAATCGTAAAGGCCGGAGAGGAATGGGCCGATAAGGAAGCCGCTGCCGATCTTCTGGAGGAATCGAAGAAGTCCATTCTGGCTGAGTTGGTGAATGATGCTCCCGGTTCTACGGTTGCGTCCAAGGAACAATGCGCACTCGCCGATCCAGCTTACAAGCTGCACCTGAAAAGTATGGTCGCGGCGAGGAAGGAAGCGAATCGGGCGAGGGTGCGATATGACGCGATCAAGGTTCTTGCCGAGCTTCGCAGGAGTCAGGAAAGCACGCGCCGAGCAGAGGCGATGATCCGATGATCGAGCGCGGCATGTACCGAGACCGGAAGCTCCTGGACCTGTGCCACTACGCGCCCTGCTTCCTGCAGATCCCGGGCGTATGCCAAAACGGCGTCAACCCCTCGGTGCCCTGCCATTCGAACTTCCAACGTCATGGACGCGGCCACTCCCACAAGAGCCACGACATTTACACGGTGCCGGGCTGCGGTCCCTGCCACGACTGGTTGGATAAAGGGCCGGCCTCGCGGCAGGAGAAGGACGAGGCGTTCATGCACGCCTGGGAGCGCTGGATGCTGCATATGTTCCGATATGCGTTTGTGAGCGTGCGACAGGCGCAACGATGACTCAGCGGATATGCCATTGCTGCGGCGTCGGATTCTTCGGCAGCCATCGCAAACTGTACTGTTCAGGCGATTGCCGGCGCTCTCAGCGGGAAATAGACGGCATTGCTGCGTTCTGGGCCAAGGTGGACAAAGGCGGCGCGGGCGGATGCTGGCTCTATACAGGTTTCAGAAAGTGGGACGGTTACGGTTGGCTGAATCGGCACAGGGACGGCAAGGATCATTACATGACAGCGCATCGCTACTCTTGGATTCTGGCGCACGGGCCTGTGCCGAATGGTCTCCATGTCCTGCACAGGTGCGACAACCCGCCATGCTGCAATCCTTCGCACCTATTCTTGGGGACGCATCAGGAAAACATGGCGGATCGCGTTGCGAAGGGGCGAGCCAAGGGGGCTAAGAAGTTGTTCCCTGATCGGGTCCGTCCAATAAGGAAGATCAATGTCACCCCTGACTGACACGGAGGAATGAAAATGTTCTGGATGAAAAAGAAGGAAGCGCACCCGGTCCCGATGTGCGAGGACTGCCGATGGTTCCGTCTCTACAAAGAAACGTGTCCAGAACTCAGCAAATGCGCCAGGCCTGATCTTCAAAACCAACGCTTCGTGACTCGCACCCCGAGTGACCGCGACCTTCAATTTTGCGGGACTGCTCGCATGTTCGACCACCTATGCGGCAACAAGGGGCGCTTCTTCGAAGCGAAGCCGATCGACTCGAAGCCGGACCCGACTGTCCAGTATTTGCAGGACATCAAGACGGATGTCGGGCGAATGGCGGATTCGCTCGCGCTCGTGGCTGTCCGGTGCGGAGGGAAGCGCAAATGACTAGCGCCCGTAGCACGGACGGGAGAGACAGATGAGTGCCTTTAAAAAAGGGGCGGCCGTGAAACTGCGTGAAGCCCAGCAGCTATACGGAGGGCCGATGAAGCTTGAAACGAAGCTGCTGCGCGAAGGGTTGGCGTTCGTGAAGCCTGCCATCCGGACGAACTCCGGAGCGCTGGCCATCCTTCAGCACGTCCGTCTCCGCGCCGAGGGCGGGAGCATCATCCTGACCGCCAGCGACTTGGTTGCCGAGCTGGAATGGCGCGCCGACGTGGACGCGAAAGAGGAGGCTGACGTTTGCATCCCGGGCCAGCGACTTCTCGCCATCGCGGCTGCCGCATCGGATCAGATCGAGTTGAAGATCGGCAAGGAGAGCGTTTCTATCGCTTCGGGCGCCGGGCGGTTCAGGCTGCCGACCCTGCCGGGCACCGATGCGCCTTCCATGAAGATCGAGGGCAACCCATCGGCCGAGGGAGGCTGGTCCGAGATCGGGAAGGAGGTCGATTTCGCTGACTTCGCCGCGCCCAAGGACGACACGCGCAATTGGATCAAAGGCGTCAACGTTCGAGCAAGCGGAGACGCTGTGGAGGTGACCTGCACCGATGGTGTTGGGATCATCCAGGGCACACTCAAGGGAGCGGCGCCGCCAGGGCTGGACGTCACCATCCCGACCGGATACACGGCCATAGCCGCCCACGAGGCGCTGACTAAGTTCCAGGTGTTCGGGCAAACCCTCGTGCTGAGCGGACCGGGCTGCGCGGCGCGCCTGAACTGCATCTCCGACAAGTTCCCCGACGTGAGCCGCATCCTGAAGGCCGAGCGCAAGACCGTCATTCGGGTCAAACGCGCGGACTTGCTTGGCGCCTTGGACCTCATCGAGCCGATGCGCGCAGGCGCCGACGTTCTCGAATTCGCGATGAACGGGAAGGCCCTGAAGCTTTCGCTGTCCGGCCACGACGAATCGGCCGAAGCCACATGCCCAGCGACCGTGACGGGCGGCGAGGTCTCCTTCGGCATGAAAACGCGATGGCTAGCCGACGTGGTGAAGCGCGCGGAGGAGAACATCGAGCTCTACTGGGACGGAGATCCGAAGACGGTAACGATGTTCTGCCAATCGAAGCACCGGCTGATGGGCGCCATGCCCTACCGGATTTAGGGAGACACCAATGCTTGAGATCGTAGGCAAAGACGGAGTCATCTACTACTGCCGGCCGTACTGCCCGGCGTCGCGGGTGGACAAGGACGAACGCGATCTGTCCGACGTCGAGCGCAGGCTGGCCGACGTGCTGAAGGATGCGCCCGGGCTGAAGCGCCCGCCGCGCGTCATCCTGGATCGCTAGCCTGCGTTTGCCACACATTCACCAACGAAAGGAGCATGACCATGAGCAAGGACATGAAGGTTATCGAAATCAACGGTATCAAGCTTGAAGTCGATCTTCGCACCGCGAAGAGAATCGAAGAGTTGCGCGTCGGCGACAAGGTGAAAGTGCTGGTCAAGAACTATGGCGACGACTATTCCGTTCACCCCGGTATTGTCGTCGGATTCGAGCCCTTCAACGCGCTGCCGACCATCATCGTGGCTTACGCCATCATCGGCTACGCATCGTTCGATCTGAAGTTCCTCCATTTCAACGCCAAGACGAAGGAAGGTCACGAGATCATCAAGGCCCTGGATGACGACATCGAGGTCAGCAAGGCCGATGTGATGGCGACCTTCGAGCGGCAAATCGCTAGCCACGAGCGCGAGATCCAGCAACTGCAGGAGCGGCGGGAATACTTCATCCGGCAATTCGGCGCGTACTGGGCCAGCGTATCCAAGGAAGCGCCGGCCGCAGCCGAATAGCGGCATCGTACTTCAGGAGAACGCTAGATGCAGAAGCCCTGCCTGTTTGTTTCCATGGACTACGTGCGGATCATGGTGAAGAACGCCTGTGATCTGCACGGTGGACAGGCGGCCTTCGCGCGCAAGCTCGGCCTCTCGCGCTCGCACATCAACGGGATCATCAGCGGCAGGAAAGAGCCCTACGCCTCTGTGCTTGACCACTTCGGCTTGGAGCGCGCCACCGTCATTCGGAGGAAGAAATGAGCAACGGCGAAGAGAGCGTTCGTACCCCATCGCTGCCACCGTTCGTCGGGTCTCTCGCGTGCAAGTACGCGCATCTGATCGAAGAGTCATACGAAGGCAGCAACCCCGCCGTCGTGATGTATCTGACCGACATGATGCGCGAGGCGCTAGCCGCCATGTCGGAGATAGGAGACAGCATCGGCGCCGCATGGCTCGCCGACAATCTGACCTACATGAAAGAGCCGCTGGTCAACGCCAGGACCGGAGAGGAAATCAAAGGAGAGGCGCGCTGGACGGTTTGGTGGAACGGACCTGACGCGGCGACATTTCGGGAAGCGCTTGCCAAGAGAGGCAAATGAGCGACGAACAGAAGTTCGATAAGAACGGCCCCGCGTTCTGCCATCACGACAACATCGCGGCGACGTGTCGTTATTGCGCCGATGTGACCAAGGCCGCTGAGATCGCCGCCGAGCGCGTCATCGCGCGCCTGCGTGCTGTACTGGCCGACTGCAATATTTGCGGGGGCAAGGTGGACATGACCAACGCGAAAGAGCCCACGGTCGATTGGGGCGGGAGAAAACTGCATGGCTTCTGATCTGCGCGTCGCTCTAAAGGACATGATGGACGCCTATGAGCGACGCATCCGCTCGCTCTGCACGCCGGCCGAGCTGGAGCGGCAGCCGTGGCGCTGCCGCGAGTATGTCGTCGCCGAGGAAGCGCTAGCCGCCCCCTCTGCCGAACCGAGCAATGTCACCGCGATGCGCGCGGCGTTGCAGAAGATCGCGCGCTGGCGCGGCGAGTTCCCGCCGGCGCTGGACCTCGATGGCAAGCCGTGCCCCTACGGCGCCGCCTACGGCAGCAACGGCGAGCGCGACTACATGCGACAGGTGGCGCTCGACGCGCTGAACGCTCCCCCTTCCTCAGAACACACGAATGCAGCCCCCGTCCCGAACGGCAACGCGGAGCCGTCGGAGCGACTTCGGGCGGATAGTTACGCGGGGGCTGCCCCCTCCTCCGAACTGAACACAGCGGCCCCGCTCGGGTGTAGCAGCGAAGGCTCTGCGACGGCAACCGGCGCAATCCCGGTGGACGCCGCTGTGTCCTCCATACCGGACAGCGTCGGCGAGGCGTGGGCGAAACTCGCCATTGACATGTTGCACGAGCTGCGCATGGACTACGCACCCGGCGAGCTGAAAGACGCGGAGGGGGTGAAGGCGATCAAGAAGCTACGGGCGCTAGTCGCCGCCTCCCACGAACGGGGCAGTGTGCCGCCAGCGCCGTGCAGCGACGACCTGTGGGAGGACATCGTGGACTTCCTGCGCGATCACGAGGACGTGGTGGACGGCTCTTACGGCGAGTCGATGCCAAACAAGGCCATGCAGCTCTTGAACCGAATCGAGAACGGAGGGCGCTAAATGGATGATCCCGAGTTCGAAATGCTGATCAACGTTCTGAAGGCCCAAATCCACGTCCGCAACGCCGAGGGCTGGGCGCCGAAAGACCCGGTTACGCGCGGGCGCTTGATGGACGCCAAGATCATGCTCCAAGCGATCGTTGATGATTGCAGCGAGGAAAACCGGCGTCTTGCCGGCATGCAGGTGAACGGATGAACACGACATCCGGGCACGGCGAATTGTTGCCCTGCCCGTGCTGCGGCGGGGAGGCGTTGTTCGGTCGCGTGACGAACCCGGACGACGTGGATTTCAACGCGGAGTTCGTATATTGCGCAGCGTGTGATCTGGCCACGGCTCTTATGTGGCCGTTGAAGGGCGACGTAAAGCGCGAGCTTGCTGAGCGGTGGAACAAAAGAACCGCTGCCGATCCGAAGGAATCAGCGTGATTTGCGAAACGGTATCCGCTCAATGCCGGCCAGATGCCGGTAGAGGCGCAGCATTGCCCGCGGGATTGGCGCCACTTCGCGCTCCCAGTCCTGCCAAGTCCGCCGAGCCACATCGATCAGCTCGGCGGCCTGCTCTTGCGTATGGCCCGCTTGCTCGCGGGAGGCGCGGGGTTCGGTCATTGCTCGGCCTCGATGCTTTCAACCGTCAGCGCAAGATGCTCCGCGTTGAGGCGCTCTATTTCTGCCTCGGAGTCCCTAGCATCGGCGGTCCGTCCGTTGGCGCCGAGGCGCGCATTGATGGCGTCCGCAGCCTGGATGGCGTCCTGCCAGAACATGTCGCGGCGAGTGAGTTTGGTGGTGACGTAGAAGGATTTCATGGTTGTCTCCTTGGGTTAACCTACGATTCCATTATGCACGGATTCCGTGCCTGTGTCAAGAGCCACATTTACGACGGAACGGAGGGGCGATGAAAGGCTATTACAAGGTGCCGGGCCGGCAGGTCTACTGTGACACGATTCGCTGGTGGCTGTGGGAGACGTTCTATTGCCACGTCGTCCTGCGCGTGAGCCCACCGGAGACGCCGACGCAGGTTCCCTACGCGCCGTGGATGGAAGGCGCGAAAGAGGAGGAAATGTGAGCCCGAACCACGAATTGATCGAAACCGTCAGGCATATCTGTGTGAGGTCTGGGGTGCCGTCCACGGTCATGGGGGCGATTTGCCACGAGATTCATCACGCCCCGCTTGCTGCCGAGGGCGCGCTGCGGCTCGCCAGGGCGGTGCTGCGCCAGTGGACGGAGAAGTATGCCCACGAGCTGGAAGAGATGTTCGACCGGCGCAGCGGCAAGGACTGAAGTGTTTACCATCGACACTCAGCAGAATCCAGTCGCGCAGGGTGCCCGTACCCGTAAGGATCGGGGACGCCAAGAGCTGCTAGATGCCTTCGGGCTCGCGCTCGGGCGGTACTCTGCCCCTGCCAACAGGACATTCATATGTCGGTAGAAGATCGATTCTGGAAGAAGGTAGAAAAGACGGATGGTTGTTGGATTTGGAAGGGCGCCATCAGGGGGAAAGGATACGGGTGTTTGCGAGTAGGCACGTGCGACAGTTTTGCCGCTCACAGATTTTCTTATCAACTAGCATACGGAAGCATTCCGATAGGAATGCTTGTTTGCCATAAATGCGATAACCGTGTCTGCGTAAATCCAAGCCATCTTTTTATTGGGACAAATCGGGACAATATGATCGACGCCTCCAGAAAAGGGCGTTTAAGCAAAGGGCACTTGTCTGGCGAAAAGAATGGTAAAGCTAAACTTACCGTTAAGGATGTAGAAATCATCAAGAGCCTTAAGGGAACGATGTCGCAGTCTAAGATTGCGGCAAAGTTTGGCGTCAGCCAGACCGCTATTGGAAAAATACTCAGGGGCGAGTCTTGGGCTGAGGCTCCTGCGAGGATTGGATGCTGACCGCCGCCGAACTCGCCGCGAAGCTGAAGCTGCACCCGGACACCGTGCGCCTGAACGCGAAGGATTATGGCGGCTTCAAGCTGCCCAATGGACGCTGGCGATTTCCTGATGATAGCATCCCGGCCGGGCTGGCGCGGCCTAAGGAGGACCAATGCCTTACAAGCGACCAGATTCTAAATACGTCCAGATCCGTGTTGGAGGAGTACGACAATCTTCTGGGACGACGGACCCGGAGACAGCGAAGGCCATCGAGCACAAGAGGAACCTAGAGCTGCTTCTCGCAGAGCAGTTGGGCATCAAGCCGGCGAAGTCGTTCAAGGAGATGTGCGTCCGGTGGGCGCGGGAGAAGAAGGGCAAGGTAACGTGGCACGACGACGTGAGGTCTATAGCGTTCTGGGACCAGCACTTCGGGAACCTGAACGATATTCGCCTCATCAATAGGGAGAAGGTGGACGAGATCGCGCAGAAGGAATGGGCGATCACCGAAGGGCCGTCTCCGGTCAACAACACGGCGAACCACTACATCTCGGTCCTGACTTCGATGCTGAATGCGGCTTGCCGGGTGTGGGACTGGATCGAGCGTAGCCCGAAGCTGCGGGCGTATCCCATCATTGACGGCAGGAAGGGATGGCTCAGGCTGGAGCAGTGGAGAGCCCTGGAGCCGGTGCTGCAGCGTGACTACCCGCACTACTGGCTCCCGGGTAAGTTCGACCTGGGGTCCGGGTTGCGGGCCTCTAGGGTGTTCCGTGCGGAGTGGCCACAAATCAGCATGAATGATCGCGCCTTAGCGTTCGAGGGCACGGCCAACAAGCTCGGGAACCTGATCCCGCTGAACGATACATGCATGGATGTCCTGCGAGAAATCCGGCGAAGCAAGTTCCTGCATCACCTCCGCGTGTTCACGCGCGGCGGCGTCCCGATGCAGCGCTGGAATGATGGGTGGTATGGTGCGCTCAAGAAGGCCGGACTGCCGTCTACGAAAGATGATCGGGTGCATGGGGTCTGCTGGCACACATTCCGCCACACCTGGAACTCTTGGCTGGCTCAGCGCGGCGTACCGAAGGAGATCAGGAATCGCCTGG